TCTTGGGTCAAACTCCGCTAAATCAAATCCGTCTAAACTATCTTCATTAGACTCAAATCTTTGAGGAGGTAAATTATTTTTTCGTTGGTTAATTAGTTTTGATTGTTCTGAATTCTGCTGACTAATACGCCCTGCCTTAGCTGTTTCTCTTTGAACCTCTCTTTGAGATAAAGCTTGCTCTGACATACTCCTTAACTGTTGATTGTAATTAAACTCTTCAGCCATAAGCATACTTTTTAGTTGAGCCTGATTCTTCATCTTCTCTATTTCAAAAGCTATCTCTGCCTGCTTCATCTGCATTTTAGCCTGCATCTCTGATTGAGATTTTTGCATTGCTGTTTGTGCGGCCATTTGCTGGGACTTTAACTGTGAAGCTGCTTGCATCTGCTGTTGAAGCATTGCCTGCTTTTCATCACGTTCTTGCTTTTGTTTTCTTTTTACTTTAAGAAGTTGATTTGCCAGCTTAATATTTCTTAACTCTCTAATGTCAATTGCATCCTCAAGGTTTATATCTCCTTTAGAAAGTGCCATTTGAATATTCTGTTCAAGCTGAGCCTGCTGTTCTTCATCAGGTGATACTTCAATAAAGATACCAAAGTCATATATGTACAAATCAGAGATGTCATTAAGTATACTAACATTGTACTTCCCTATTTTATTAATAAAGTCTTCTTTAAAATCAGAATACTCTAGTATATCTGCAACCCTATAAGTTAAAGCTTCAGCCATAGTTCTATAGATATATAAACTTCCCTGAAGTATATGCCTTGTTGCTGTATTAGAATTAAGAGCAGCTAACTTCTGTAAACCAACTAATGAATTAGGGTCAGGCGTTGAGCCGTCTCTAGCTTCATTTAAACCAGTCACAGTTCTAATCATATTAAGATAATGATTATAGTTTGTAATAAGCATTTGAGTTTTTCCAGAACCACTATTAGAAGTAAGCTGCTGAATAGGAACTCTAGCTTGATTAAAGTCACCGTCCTGAGTGTAGCTTCTACCTATAACACTACCAGTTTGGAAGTATAAACGCAAAGCGTCTTCAGGATTATAAGCCGCACCTGTACCTAAGTCAACTTCATTTAATCCATCAGCGTCAATAAAGACTCCGTCTGGAACAACTCTAGCTATAACCTGCTGTAGTTTTAAATGAGTTATTTGAATTAAATCAGTAAAAGGAATCATTCTTCTAACTAAAGATTCAATAACACCTTTATACATACGTGGAGCTGTAGCTACATAATTTGGAAGTGCGTGTTGAGAAGATGACTGAGGTCTTACCATATTCCTGGCCAGTTCCCATTTTATAATTATATCAGTTCCCATTACCATTATTCCATCATACCAAACATCTATTGTTTTAGATACCTTTTCAAACTTGCCATCCTCCATCATTTCCGAAGGGGGGTTAAATTGGTCATCTTTTTCAATCATTCTAACAGAACCACTATCTGAAACCTTTTTCTTATAAACCATTTTCTTTGTGGTCTTATAATTAAAGTACAGAAGTGTAACTGTGTCTCTAAAGAATATGTCATTCTGCTGCATCTGTGCAACGTTGTAATAGTCGTACCAGCTTTGACTATACTTAGATATAGTTTCTAAATCTTCATTAGTTAAGTCTTGGTCTATTTTAAGAAGCTCTGTAATTGGGACTGTTTTTACTTCTCCCCAATAAAAGCAATCTTTAAAATGAGGGTCTTCAGTATAGCTGTATACTATGTTCGCAGGGTCAACGTATGAAACCTCAACACCTGAACCTGGTAAGAACTCATGCTTTGCACACCCTATTCCTAAAACAGTTAAATCATAGTCAACTCTTTTTTTAACATCAAAATAATGATTCTCTTGAAACATTGTGTCGATAGCCTCTTCTTCTGCAATTTCAATAGCAGGCTTATAATTAAGCTGCATATACAATGTAAGCTCTTCGTCATTTTCTGGAAGTGAGTCAGGGTCCATTGTAAAAGGGTCTGTCCCTGTCATTTCCTGTATGTCCATTAGGATTTCCTTTCCAGCCATTTGACTTTCAATCATATCCTGATACTTAGTTCTCTTCCCTTGGGATAGAGCGTCTTGAGCATAAGCTTTTACTTTGAAAAGTCTGTCTGCCATACCGTTGACTACAATGTCCACAAACTTTGGTATAATTGGAACAGGAGTCCAGTCTAAATTTAGATAAGACAAATCTCCATCTACAGCTAATTCGTTTTTATATTTTGCTACTGACTGCTCACCTCTAGCATATAAACGCAGTCTATGAAAATCTCTCCATTGGTTATAGAATCTACATCCACTGCCGTCTTTCTTAAACCACTCATACTGTATTGCTTGCCCTATCTGTAAGCCAAACTCATCAGTGGCTTTATCAGCGTCTGATACAAATTGACTAGGAAAGCCTACAGATGAAATATTAATTTTAACTTCCTTCATCTATCTAATTAAATCGCTTGTTATTCCCTTATTGGTGTACCTTGCAAAGTTAACTGAAATTTTTGAGCTTTTCTTTTCAGGTGTATATAAATGTTTTTGACAAGCCATTATAGCTAAACCGCTACTAATAGATGCGTCAAACTTAGTTCTGTTGTTAATATCAAACTTAGCCCAATCATTTAATGTTCTAGTAAAAGGCATTGTTCCCATAAGGTCAGCGTCTCTGAAAGTGCTCTCCATATCTAATCCAATGTTCTTTTCTATATACGACTCTATAGCCGCAGCATGAGCCTGTTTAATGTCTTCACTTGAATTTGGAATACCTCCTAACTCTTTTTCTGTTCGTGATAATTTGTTATATTGCTTATCAGGTCTATTCACGCTAAAACCTCTATACCCTCTGTTTTTAAAATGATATAATAAACGAGGCTTATTGTTCTCAATAAGTATAGGCATGCCATAAAAAACACAAGCCATAAGGACTTCCTCAAAAAATATTTCTGCTGTTTGAGGCCTAGCTATATACTGTAAAAAAAACTCATTACTAGGAGCTTCGTCCATGTTAAATTTAGTTAACCCATGAAGTGCTCCGTTTGAACCTCTGTTGCCTACAGTACCAGAGATGTCATAACTATCACATCCAAATGCTCCTAGATGTTCGTTGCCTGGCAGGAATCTTCCATTTCTTTTTAAAACATTGTTTTGTAAATTCTTTCCAGGAGTCCAAGACACCATAAACCTACCATCTTTATTTGGTGTAAAAATAACAGATGAATCTTTTATTCCATCTTTCCAAGAAAAAGAGCCTTGTGTTAAATGCTGCTCTCTAATCATGGAGTCGTTATAGTCAATCTGTTGATATATCTTTGTTAAATTAAAAAGACTTTGTTTGCTTTCATCTCTGAACGCATGAGACTCTGTACGTGGGAATTGTCTGTAAAATTCATTAAGTGCATCTGCGTCACTTTTTAAAGAGTCAACTTCATTCTCCCAATAATCAACTGCTCCTTGAGATATCATTTCTCCATCCACTCCTAAGATAGGTTTATTAGGAGTTCTAAGAACAGGCATTCCATACCTATCTATAAAACCTTCCATGTTCATTTCCATAGGAATAAACAGTGAATACAATCCGCTTTTAGTTTGACCATTGGAGTTTCTTAACTTCACATCAGAGTCTTCATAAAGCTTTTTAAAGTTATCACCCCCCTTACTTAAAGCGTTGGAAGTAGAGCCCATCATGCATTTGCCTATAATTTTACTACCTAATCTCAAACAAGTCTTAGTTACCCTCCAGTTATTTAATATGTTATTTGGCTTGAGCCACTTTCCACTTTCATCGTGGATTAATAACAAAAGCTTTTCACCATCATAAGAGTTATCATCGGTATTCTTCCAGTCAATTGTTGTGTCTAAGCCAAGCATCTCATTTTTGTCCTGTTCAAACATGTTCTTCTTTGTTATCTTAGAAGCTGGAACTCTAAACGCTAGTTCTGTCTTAGGCTTATCCATTCCATCCTGAATAGGTTTAAAGAAAAAAGGCAGCCTATTTGCTATTGGCACAACTTTGTCTGTAAACATTTTTTTTGCATCCGAACCAGTCTTAGATAATATTCCAACCCTTGAATCTTTAGCAAGCGTTCCTATATTTACCCCTTCGTTTGAGCTCATATATGAAAATCCTGAACGTCTAATCTTTAAATAGTCTTGACCGAAGCTTCTTTTGTCAGCTTTACACGCCTCCCAGTGTAGCCATAATATTCTGTTAGCCTCTCTGAAGTCAGGATATCCTATGTCTATACTAGCCCATTGAAGATACATGTAGTGAGAACCTGTGACGTATGTTGGAATGCCTTTATTCATGAACCAATAGCCAAACTCTCTGTTGTCAAACTCGTTTTCAATATAATCTACCCAACTGCTCTTAAACTCAGAAGGCATTTCATTCCATTGAAATATAGATTGAATCTTACTTAAAGGCTTTGGTATGTCAATTCTTTCCCAATACTGATTCTCCTTGCTTTTACTTCTAGAATAAATCTTTTTTGGACACTTAGGCAGTGCTATAATTAAACCCTGTATATTAATTATGTTTTCAATTTCTCCTGTTTTTGAAATTATAACCAAATCATATTTCTCGTCATACCCATACTTCCAACTTTTATTTTTGTTCTTGTTGGTGAGTACGGCTTTAGGTACGTAATCTTGTACGTCCTTATATAATACGTTATCTTGACCTTCGTTCTGCAAACCCTTGTTTTGTATCTACTTTGTTATTACTTTCTGCTAAATCTAAAGCCTCTTTTTCTAACTCTATTCTGCTTAGTATTTCAAACGCATCAAATATTGCTAGTTTTTTTGTAGCCGCTGCATTCTTTAACCTGTCTGCAGAAATATCATCTTCTGGGTCAGGCTTTATAATATCTTCTTTAGCGACCTTTATTAGCTGCTCTACAGCCTTTCTGGCAGCAGATATAATATCAAGTTTCATTTCTTTATTTGACTTCATAGAATCATTGTGATTTGGTGGTCAAACATACGATAAAGTTTTTCTCCATCTACCTCAAACTCATACTCGCTGTCAGGCTTAAAAGATATTAAGTCTCCTTTATTAACGCCTTGCTTAATTAAGTTTTCATTAGGAATCTTAACTATGCCAACTAAAGGTTCTTCGTTTGTGTTTTTAAATATAACAGATTTTTTTGTTTCAACAGGCTTAATGTAGCAGTATCTGTCGTGCGCATGCCAAACATCATTTTTCTTATACATAAAGAACTGCTCATTGTCTACTAAAAACAGGTTGTCTTTTAGAAAACTCTTTCCGCTTTTTCTTCTTCCTTGAATATCATTATAAAACTTAAAGACATTGTGGTGTACCAATAAGGTATCTCCTATTTCTATAGGTCCACAATAGTTTATAGGCAAAGACTTTACGTCTGCATACCTATTAGAGTACCTAACATCTTCCTCGGAGGAACTTACTAAAAAATCAATACCCCCAATATTTTTAGTATTGGAGTATCGTTTATCTTCTCTTGGTGTGACTATAAAGTCTGTTGGTGATTTCAAAAGTTTATGTTGTATTCAATGGACACAGGCATAGCAGAGCTAAATTCCTTCCAAAGAATAACAACATCATTGTCTTCTATGTATATTTTATAGGACTGTAGTTCAGAGTCATACTTTATTAAATGAATCTTATGTGTTCCACTAAGAACATCTTGCCCTACTAAATAATGCATAGCCCCAGACTTATAGTCTGGGCCAACTGATATTTTTCTTATATCCATTATATTTAATTTTATTTATATTTTTATACGTCTTTAAGAAATCTAATGTATGCAACCCTTGAGTTTGAATTTATATTGTCGCTGGATTGTATTAGAAAATTATTTGATGGGCTAACAGAAAAAGATTTTAGCATATTCCCTTGGTCTCCAATTGGTGATATTGAGCTTGTCCATAAAAATTCGTCCTGTGTATCACCAAAGAAGAAAACACTATTAGAAGCTAAACTTGCATACCCATATCCATTAAGGTTGAAATCAGCATCTCCTAATTCGGTTGTATCGGTTAATCCAACCCAAGTCCCTGGATTAGCACCGTATCTATTTTGATTAGGGGTACTAGGATTACATGGGGTGTTTGCTATTAAATTCCATTCTGGCTGAGTAGGAAGTCTAAATCCTGTTGGCGCCTGTATTACTCTTGCTGCAAATTGATTATATAAAAGACCTCTTTCGCTGTTATTAGAGTCAAAGTTCCAGTATGCAGCTACTGGAAGTCCAGCGTTATGCTGAGCATAGAATTCAGTAGCATCTGTAGCAATAGGAATATCTGTCCCTGATGTTGATACTTCAGTTGAATTTTCATCAGTCCATACATAATCACAAACTGTAGTTTCACCTGGACCAGGGGTATCTGCAACTATTTCTCCAGTTAAGACTCCGTTAGCTATACCTCCTCCAGCAGGTATTGTTCCGCTTGGGTTAGTAGATGTGAACGCAGTAACTAAGCTGTATCCTGGGTTTAATTGAAGTCCAGTAGAGAAGCTATAAGGAGTAACAAGTCCTGTTCCTGTTTGAGTTGCACCATCTAAGTCTCCTGTAAGAGTGTATCCTGCAGCTGGGCCAATAATATTATTTTCAATATCGTATGTTATTGTGCTATTAGCACCTGCTATTGATTCTTCAAAATATAAACAAATCGCAAGCTCACCATCATTTGGCCCTACAACACCTGTCTCTACTCCTACTACAGCAGTGTTTGCAAACTGGTTAATTGTAATTCCGAATGATGAAACATCTGCTTGACCTGCAGCGTATGTGCCAGAATCAAATCCGTCTAGTCTAAATAAATCTCCAGAAAGATTTAGTGGATTGTAATTACCTATAGTAGATGACAATCCATCTGGTATTGTTCCAATGGTAAAACCTATGCTATCTCCAGCAGGTATATTTAAAGGAGAACTTCCCATCCATACCCAAGTAACAAGTTTTAACTTAAGTGGCAATGGTGTTCTCCATAAAGGAATTTGAGTAGGTTGAGTAACATTAGATGTCCACTCCATAAAGTCATACCCTTGAGTCTGACTTCCTAGGTTATTTATTAAACCAGTCATTATAAATGTTGGAGTAACTACGTCAGGAGTTTCAATGACCCTTCCGTTAGCATCAACAGATAAATTATAAGTTGCAGTACCTGCTACCTGACCAGCTCCATATGTGTTTAGCTTAAGTTCTCCGTCTTTTCTAATTTCTAAAGCGTTAGAGTCAAATCCTGGACCTGTTCCGTTTCCTATTATAAATAAGTTGTCTGTTGTATTCCATGAGTTTACACTTCCTGGACCTACAACTGAATTGTAAGAACCTAGAACTGTTTGTCTAAAGTCTGTAACCTCTAGTCCAGAACCGAATGCGTAAGCAAAGCTTCCTGTTAATGAGTTATCTAATCCAATACCTGTTGACCTTGAAGCAGATGAAAACGCTGTATTTGTAATTCCAATTAACGTTGACTCAGATGAGTCTGTAAGGTTTCCTGAACCAAATATATAACTTAAAACTCCTACAGATTCGTTTCCTGTTCCAATAGATACTGATTGTATCCCTGAAGCTGTATTTGGTTGCCCCCCTATAGATATAGAGTCTTGAGCAGATGCTTCTTGACTATTACCAATTGTTACTGAGCGAAGTCC